CGAAACAGAAATCTAAATAAAACACGAAAGCGTTTAGCTAAAACCATGGTGCGCCCAGTAGTTTAAGCTTTAATGAGCTAAACAAAACACAACATAATTTTGAAAATAATTTTGAAACACATAAAACACAAATCGTTCAGGGACGAACTACTGTCCCACTACACTTAAATCTAATCCTAGATCATAGATGGAATGATCGTAATGGCTCCAAGGGGGGGTCTCCGTTGCTGGTCTCCCTAACCAGCATAAACTTTCTTTCACTCTTTCCCGAAATGCTTCGTAAAAATCAGGACCTTGTGTGTAGGCGAAACGGAGTGCGGCTTCGAGATTTTGTTCACATGCCGCCACAATGTCTGAGCTCTTCCGGACCCAAGCAGGCAATTCTTCAATCACGTACTCTTCCATGACAGCCTGCCAAATTTCCTTGCGCGTCGGGTGTTTGCGCGTAGAATATTTGAGGAACGTGGTGTCTTCCAACTCCACGAACGGCCGAATGGGCTCAACTTTATTCGCATCAGTGTAAACCATGTCAACGGCACGCAAGGCGTTTTGAATATGCGTGTTGTTGAAACGGTCTACAACTTCGTCGTCTACTACTCCTAGAATGTCATCTCCATAGGTGTTAAATTCGGTATGATGGTTCATATTCCAAAATCCTCTGAGGTGGTCTTCAAAGAGAAAGGTAAATTCCCAGGCATAACACATCTCACAGTCATTAACAAACGAGTTGATAATTTCTGTAATCCATGAGCCTGACGGGGACCCTTGTAGGGTTTGGTACACAAAATTGCCAAGAATTCTTCTACAGGAAATTAATTCCTGAATCAACGTAGCTCTTACAACGTCATCCTCAGGGTCGTGGTCAGGGCAAAACTTGTAGTACCATGTTTGCGCGCACATCAAGAACATGTTTACATAGGCAGGATGGAGTTTCGGGCCAAAGTCTTTGTAATCTCCACAAACGAACTTCGTTCCTTTCTTCTTCATAGATGTTATCATTTCATGCCAGTGCAAACCCCACGGATTTATACCAACTTGGTTCTTGATGATTGTGCGATAACTCGTGATGTAACTGACGAAGGCCCCAAAATAGCGTTTAAATTCTAATGTTGTTTGAAGGGGGCTCCCGCTAATTAATCGCGGTTTCTTTCCAGGCTTGAGGCGCTCGTCTTTCGGGAACTCGGTGTAATATGAGTCCGGCACGACGCCTTTAATTCTGAGCTCGTGATCTCGGTTGTAGATATCGAGCAATTCTTCTTTAAACTCAACCTGCCTGGTTTCTGAGATTGAGATAAAATCGCCTTTGTTCTTGCCCGGCGATAAGGCATTTAGTGGCCACCCACAGCTGGTGTTAAGCTTCATGGGCGTGAATTCCGGTATTTCAGGCACGCCAACAACTGCTTCTTCCAAGGTGTAACAACTCTTAACTGGGAACTTTGGTGGCATTGTGCAGTACTTATCAACCATAGCCATGAACACTGATGATAACATTTCAGTTGGTAGGGCTACGGGAACTCCAAATCCTTTCGTGATCATCTCCTTGCAGACAATCTCTCCTGGCCATCTCTCTCCAGGTGTTCGGAAAGAGACAGGTCTTCGGGTGGTTTTAAATCGACTGTGAAGGGGGGAACGGCGGATATTTGAAAAGATCGGAATGGTTACAGCCAACTTGCTACCAACCTCACCGATGGGAACGTACTCTCCAGGTTGTTCGTAATCGAGAGTCTCGGCTTCTGCACTCTTAACTATCGCAGAGTCTTCTGCCTGCACAATGGGCTGCTTCGAATCAATGTGAGCAAACACGGCTTCAAAAGGAATGCGGGTGGAAATACCACGGTCTTCTGCGGTGCAAATGTGGAAGCCAAGTATCTTCTGTGTGCTGACATCAATTAGAGGTGATCCGCATAGTCCTACATGGTGGTAAGGGTAGGAATAACCACGCACAGTGTAGACTTTGCTCTTACGTCCACGGCTGTCATCATACTGCACTTCTTCATCCACGTCTACGCAGTGCTTGAAAAGGACGGTGCTGAGAGTCCCAGCATCGTCAATCTCAAAGAGTGCGAGGTTGGTAGAATCAGCTACAGCTGAATCTCTAGCGGTGTTTCCTCTGAAATCCTTGAAGAGTGGTATGGTGTTTGGGAACTGAATAAGGCTTACATCTTTATCTTCAAAGTCCTCAACCACAATCTGCTTACGCGGGATGACAAAGCGCAACTTGTGTCCAGCTTTCCACATCTCGATAATCACAGGGTAATCATTGGTGTTTGCAGAGTGGTACTCAATCTTCAGGATAGGTTGTTCATCCTGAGGGGCCTTGTTCACTACACTAATCCAAGACGTTAAAGTGCCATCAGTGATTTTGTAGGTGCCAGGTTTCTTGATGATGTCAGGGACAATGCGAGTAAACCAGATGTGCTTGTACTCTTCAGGTGTTAGAGCAATCTTGTCAAACTCTTTGGCTCGCTCCTCAACATAGTAAAAGAAGTGTTGAGGTATGATGGCAAATCCTGCTTTTAGGCCTATACCGCGTAAGCGGTAACGCAGACTGTCAATGGTGAAACAGTGGTTGTCATAGGCCATGGCCAAGGTTGTGAGGCCATTCTGTCCATGTAATTGGGGCTGCGCGCGAGTGGTGAATTTGGGTGTTTTGACCACTCTCCTCTCGTACTTACCGTGAGGTGTTTTCGCATCTCCAGAGCCAACAATCCCGCCTTCAGGTAACGGTAGATCGGGATTTAGCTTTCTAACTAAGTAGGAAATTCCTTTCCAAAGCCCAGCTGATACTAGCACTCCAAGAATAAGGTGTCCGTAGTTCTTCAGGAATCCTTTGGTGCTTTCGAGTGCAGATCCAGCTATCACCTTCAGCCACGCTCCGATGGAACCTCCATTTTCGAGCATCGTTAGAACTCGCTCGGCAGCAGTCACATCTGTTGTTTGTAAGATGGCTTCAGCAAAAAGTCCCTCTCTCCGGATGGTGCGGAGAGCTTCAACGTTCAATCCGGGATAATTATGGACACTGCGAAGGTAAAAGATCTTATCATTATCATCCTCCATAGGGCAACAGAGGGAATCGTTCTTAAGCGCAATGTTCACAACTTGTCCATAAGCATTTACGTAGAACGTCAGGACTAAGCGGTACTCTTGTGCGTCTTCAACCCACATGTACCGGATAAAATTGGTGACTAAACGATGTATGCAGAAGCGTTGCTCATGATGAACTCCTTCAGGGACGCAGCCGTGCCAGCTGGTTATACCAACACACGCCACTTCTCTATTAAGTACTAGATACATGAAGTCTTCCTCAAGCACTATGGGGCTGTTTGCGCTATTCCATCTTCCTTGGTGAACAATCTCCATGGGAGGCCGGACATCAGGCATATAAATTATGTCCGATCTCAGGTCTCGAGCATGTGCTCCCGACAGAAACGGCCTTTGTCGAAAATTAAACCGGGTGTAACAGATATCGTAGACGGTGTTAACCAAATCGTGGGCTGCTTGCATGGCAGCCTTCTCCAAGGTGTTATAAAGCCGCGTTCCAGAATCGCCGAATGAAACATACAAGATAGCTCTTGCATAGTCACCGGCAGCGCCTAAACGAGTGTGATCGTCCTCAAAGGCTTCTCCTCTTCCAACGTTAATTGCTCGGTTGGTGGTTATAGAACCCCACCACACGTTCCCGAGGAAATATGTGGTCAAAGCCGCAGTTGTTCTCCAAGCAGGACTTACATGGCTCATTACTCCTCTAACAGCTAGAGTTGTCGACGTGATTAAATCATACACTTCTGGTTCAGCTCGTAGCAACCCACGTAGCTCATCGAGTTGTTGTTGATGCTCTTCTTGTTCCAGAGGTCCTAAACCTTCACGCCCGCGCTCTCTCCATGCACTAACGGTGAGATCTCGATTGATCTTGAGTATTTTCTCACTAAGAAGGCGTCTGTTACGCATTAGAGTCCGTACTCGAGTGGCTGAAACCTGAAGAAATTGTCTAAAAGACAACGCATCTCCTTCAGTTCTCCGATTCTGAGGTATGGGATCAACGGTGTTTTCATGGATGTAAAATGCCAAGTGAGGGTAACCGTTCTCTTCACTCCACAGGTCAAGTTCTTCTTGAGTGTCGCAGCAATCAGCTATGGTCTTAGGTTGTTGCCATCTTCCGTACTTGTCTGTGTACCATCTCCTAAAGCGAGGACTATAATCAACCCACGCTAGGATGTCTCGGCGTCGGTGGAAAGCACGAGCATTCCCTATGGCTGCGTTGTTGATGTGAGTTTTGTTTCCTCCGATCATGACGATCTTTGGATTCACTATCATATGTTTGTCGTCAATAGCGGCCATGGGAGCATTAAACGGGGCTACACTAGCTAAGCACTGGATCTCATTAAGCAATCGATCGATGTTTTGATCAGACTCATTGAAGGTAATATCATCGTACTTCACACATGGATTGTTGTTATATCCATTCCAAAAGTCGTTGTAGTTACGAGTAAAAACGGCATTACCTTCAAAGACTTCGCCTAGGGCTTCGAGAGCATTGACTGCTACTTTGTCCATGAGTGTGGATTTTCCACACCCAGGTACACCAGCTAGCCAAATGATAACAGGCTCAATAAACTGGTTGTTAAACTTGATGGTGCAGCAAACAGTGTTGTACAGATCAACTATCTTATTATACAGATTCAGGAAAGGTTGGCGAATCTCAGGAGTGAGGCCACGCGTCTCAGATATAATGGTGTCGCCTTGTTCTTTCAACCGTCGCACGTAGTCCTGCAGCTCAGCTGAGTTCATGACATGTTCTCGCTTGTTTGCTTCGGTGATCTCAGCAACTTTCTTGCACCACAGGCGTACTTCTCCGGAATTGGCCCTAAGGCACACAAGCTGTAGATAGTCCGGGCTAAGCGTACCGAGAGCCCAGTGTACTAGTTCCTTAATAAAGCTAATGTTCCTGGTAAGGAACAAGTACATAGTGCCTCCGGTCAACAGGACATTCTTGAAATAGTGGGCTAATCTAGAAGGCAGAGAGAGCTTCGCAACTCTCTCATCCTCCAAGAAGAATCCGAGCACAATGGGGCAAATAAAATTGGCCCATTTTACTCCCAAGTCAACAATATCTTCATCACCTGCCTGGGCTAAGTACACTTTGGGGCCTCTGAGGCAATGTGCTGCAATGGCTATAAGCAAAGCCAAGGCCTGGCTCTTAGCAGACAAAGTTAGTAAACCAACATCATAAAATAATCGCACTAAGCACGATAACTTGCTAATGGTGGTGTCCGCTACTAGAAATTGGATCACATTCAGCATAATGCATTCAGTCTTATCTTGAAACCAAGCCACTACAGGGCCTAAACCAAACAGATCTATCAACAAGTTCTTCATGGCATTTACTACTGCCATGGCAAGATGCTGCGCCAACGACGGTTCGTCTGGGTCGACTTCGGCAACAGCGGATAGGACGGGGGCCGACCTATTCGCTTTGCTGGGAAAAACCGGTACAGGTTCGCCAGTTTCTCTTTCAATGACGACACTATCTTCTCCAGTCTCTCTATCTCGGCGAATTAACGTGCCACCTTTGATGTTACCAGTGGCAATGTCTTTTGCGTCCTTCTCTTTCAGATCTTCTAAAGCGGCGTTAGTGCCGAACTTAGCATCAACCATCTTCATAGCTTCTTGATATGCCCAGTGGTTCTTATCTAAACTGTTAAGCCAGTTTTTGACATCGCCAGGTTTTCTAAAATAAATGCGACTGTCGCCGGGTTCGATGTAACTATCCGGCATAGAGTTACCATAATTATCGATAACATGGCTATCAGATGGGAATCTACTACTCAAAGGAAACCCTTGAAAGCAGTAGAAATGCCCATCATCTGCCATAGCTCGCAGAACAGTTAAGGTAACCACGCAGGGCTTACTAGCAGAAGGTTCAACTGCTGGAATGACGTCGATGGTTAAAGAACCAGATGACACTACGCCATTCTGCCGATACCGATATTGAGGATCTTGTGAACCAAAAATACTACCGTTGGAATGGTTGTTGAGTAAGCAGTTATAATTGCTAGTGAAAGGTGCTTCCACACATGTAAAGAAGTTGGTATTGTTGGCAACTTCAGTAGCTAATCCGGGATGGAAGTTTGTAGCATATCCTATCTCGACAGGTGTCATTGTCCATTGAGTCACAAAATTAACAGGTACATTGTAATCACTATCATTGATGGAAACGGATGCCAAACTAGCACTCGCAAACTCAGGAATGTGCTGCACAACGACAGTACTGTTGCGACTCGAATCAGTGGCTTGCACTGCATAACGCATGCCTCCCTTAAAGAAACGGTATCCTAAAAATAAGGTGGAAATGAAGTCAAAAGGCATTTTGTCTAAAATCCTAGCAGGTCCACAATACACAGGGTAAGACCATGTGTTAGCAGCCTCTGTGCTACTCTCAAAAATCTTATTATCACGGTGGTAAACTGCAAATCGCCGAGCAAAGTCCTTCAATGTGGGGTTTTCGCCCCTGTGGTACTTATTGGGTACACTCTTATTGCCAAAGATGGAAATTCTCATCTTATCCATACTTCTCTCGCTTATTTTGTTCTTAACTGGACTATCTCCTTGATTTAACACGTCATCACCCTCAGGTTTTGCAGGTTTGACACGTTTCCTGAACTCCTCCTTGTTCTGTTTTGTAAAACTGGAGCTCACGATGGGACAATAGTTGCTATCAACAGGCACGTCGTAAGCAAAATCATCTCCAGCAGCAACAGACACTACAAAGTCAAAGGTCTTGGAAGCAGCATTTGTACAAGCAAGTTGACTCTCAATCATAACATAGAGATTCCCTATGGCCACATGATACGTGGTGCCATTGTATATTCCTCGTTGGTGATGGTAAGAACCAACAACGGCTCCCAGCTTGTTCCTAAAAGGACCATAGACTGGAGCTTGTTTCGCATGCCAGATGTAAGGGGCAACAAATTCAAAGGTGGTTTGTTCTTTCAGATCGAATACAACACTTCCATAAGCTCCATCAATATCAGCAATGATAGACGTTTGGGTGGTATCACTTCTGTTGGGTGCATAATATACCCTAATCCTGCACGCTTGGGAAAAGGCAGTAAAGAACTCAAACTTGAATTTTAAACTGCCACTCCAGTATGCAAAATGGTGACCCATCACAGCTAGAGGTCCCTCAAGTACCAAGTTGACCTTGTTACGAGTGGAAGCCCCAGCATCAGTGGGTAACTGATACCACAGCGTTGGACACACTGGAATTGTTTGAATAGTTGTTTGGTCCAGTGAAACCATGCTGATAAGAGATCCATGCTCCATGCCAGTGGTAACCGTGCCAAAGGCAAATGGCGTGTAAATCGAAAGTAACTTGCCAAAGTTGAACTCATCTTCAGATCCTAAGCAATTTTTACAATGGGGTGTGATGACTTTATTGTCTAAGCGTAATTGTTTTAGGTGTATAGGACCTTTACCAAGAGACAAATTAGGTGTTGATACGACTTGGGTTGACCCCACGTCATTTGAGACTGTTGGTCTGTCTAAATTCGAAATCACCTTGAGGCCTTGCGAAAGCAGGGCGCCGAGGTCCTCTTGGTCAACTACTTCAGGTTTCGCTGTGACTCTTTTCCGATAGGCCTTTATCATGGCAATGCCATCATTAGGCGTGTCTATTTGCAGATCTACATTCACGTTAGGTTTACTAGCATCAAAAAGTGTTGCGGAGGGTGCCAACGTTAGACGTGGTGCCTCATGCTCAGATTTTTCTCTCTTCCTAAGCCCATAAAACTGCGTGTGGCCTTCTGATGAGCTAAAGCTCACATAAACCACACCCGCAACTTCATTGCACTCAGATGCACTTTTAAGTGGGCTGTACACTCCTACGTATATTTGGCAATAATTGAGCCCACGACACGAAAAAGTGGAGTTAGTTGGAATTGCATCCACTGGGCCACGAAATGGAATGTCTAAGACAATTTCATTGCCCGCTTGAGCATTGATCTTACCATTGGGCATGTTGGCTACTTGCCACGCATCGAGAACTTGGGAGTTAGTGCTAAGCATCGCTGCATTAGCATCTCCAAAGTATCTGTACCCTACAATAAGACACCCACTCATCATGGGTGCTACTGCCAGCTGAACTTTCACTTTCATCTGTGGAACTATGTATTGATATTGTTCCATAAGAGTTGTTAAACCTAACGTACCAGTAGCGATGGAAGTAAAAGAGTCCAACAAATCACCTTGAAATATTATTGTGCCAATTCCTTGAGAGGTGTTCCACAAGAAACTGTCATAAAGGTACCACTTTCCAACTATATTAGGCACAGTTTGTGGCACATCATTGTAAAATTGTAGGTGTTTCATACCAGAATCCTTACTAACTACGGGGACTTCATGTGCAGATTCATCTCTTTGAGTTGTAATTGCTGATTGAGCTGATTGATCGACAGTTGTTTGATCTGGGCCACCAGCATCTTGATGTTTCAATGCTTCGGGTGAGTCTTTCTCTTGATCGGCCATCTCTGGATTTGCACGAGTTGGTACCTTGATATACGAATACTTCCCAGGGATGTTCTTTCCTGAGAGATTAATACCATCAAAATACTTTAGTGGTAATTTGTCCGGGAGATTATCAGTAATCAGCACATGAGCGCCGACTTTATCGTTAATAGGTTCGCTAGACAAGTTTTCCGTGCGTTCGACTAAACGTCGGCTGGGTGGACGTGTAAGGTTACGTAATCCAAAGCGCCTAAGTTCTTCTAATAGCACTCTACTAGCTTCTTTCTTCGCTGTCTTCTGGGTTGTTGAAAAACATACTACTTGTGTTATAGCAGTGACAGATGACAGCCACATCACAATGCGCCAGACAGCACGAGAACATGCTTCCGACACACGCGATATATGTATGGTCCAACCCAATTCGTATTCCTGAGCCATGTTATTTAGGGCTTGCACGGGATGAATGCTTTCACATTCACCACGACACCAGGATTTCTTACATGCACAGTCGATGGTAGCGCATGTCTCCAATTCGCGATCCAAGAAATCAATTTCTTCTTGAGTTACTAAGAATAGTCCTTGTCCATTTTCCGAGTTCGTTATATTATTATCAGTCCGATTTTCCGAGGCTTCTTTATTTGACATTATCATATAAAGGTTTGGTGGGGGGCTGCCCCTAGATTTCAGTACATAGTAGCGTAAAACATGCTACGTCTCCTTGACCACAGATCCGACATCTGTGTAATCTTTCAAGGTTATTTCTTACGGAAAAACCAGTAAAAACACGGTAAAATCGTCACAAATCAATAGCAAAATTGTCAACGGAAATCAATCTAAGGAATGGGATTGGTTTGGGTAGGTTATTTTGTTTGGGTGGTTGTGTTTATGATGGCCCTGCAGCGAACTACAGGCTTAAAATCCTCGCCATCAGAGGGCTTTGCTCCAACATGTATAGGCGATCACGAATGACCGCGGTCTACATGATACTCTAAATAAAGCCGAAGCTTTATCTTCGAGCTCAAATGGAGCAAAACAGGCTCCCTGGGTTTAATATTAACCCAGG